TGAACCCAGCAGCCACGACAACTGCCACAAGCTGCGCCGTGGGGGCCAACTGACCCAAGACAGGCAGATAGTCTGCTGCGACGGCCACAGCGCCCGCTACACCGGCCCCAGCGGCTGCTTGGGCGTCTTTGTCTTCGGATAGCTTCTCAGGCTGTCGGGGCGGCTCTGTGGGCCACGATGTGGGGGATAGCGGCCAAGGCGTCCCCCACGAGCGTGGCTCTGCCGTGTCGATGTGCATGAACCCTGACTTAGGATAGTAGCCGAAACCTGTAAAGCCTACAGCGCGGGCCGCAGCCTCGAACGTGTGCGGATCGTGGTTGTCCATGCGGACGTCGAACGCGATACCTTCCATGTGCTTAGACGCCTTGGCCCCGCCAACCTTGCGGTTATGCTCTGGGCTGCGATATGCCGATGTCAGGATCAGCGGTTTGCCAAGATTGCTGCGAAGGCGTTGCAGCATGTCCATTGCCTCGGTGTCGATGGTCAGCTTGCCGGTGCCTTTGCAAGCGATCTCGCGCGGGCTGAAATGATGCCAAGGCCACTCTGCGGGCGGCACCTTGCTGTAATGTGCGAATGTGCGGATCATTTGCCGACCTTTGCAATGAGGGACTTTATGTCGTCGCGGATTTCAGACAGCATTTTATTCGTGTCTTCGCGTGATGCCTTAGCAGCGTCTAGGTCTTCTTTGCGCTGGTTCCAGAGCCGCTTGATCTCTTTGTTGTTTTCCACGCTTCTGGACTCCAGCCGTATGAGCCAAACCAAGAAGGCAACAAAGCCAACAGCAATCGGCCAGAATGTTTTAATGAGGTCCATAACAAAGCCTTTTAATATTTGCCTTCCCACACCCGCAGATGTAAGTTGTCGCTGCTGTTTAATTCGCGTGCAACTACGTCACGCATCGCATTCGTGTCATTGGCATTGACGCCCCATTTCTTGGCCCACTCAGCCCACATCTTCATCGGGACTAGGCCGACCAGCTTGCTTTCCCCGACGCTTTCCGCGCCCGCGTCCTTTAACATTTTCGCTTTTCTTAGGATCGGGTTCCAATCGTGCTGCTGCTGCACGATCATTTTGTTGTCCTCGAATTTGATTTTCTCGTTGATCTTCATCAATCGCCTCAAATGTCAGTTGGGGATATGCAGACCGTAATGCATGTGCATTGTCCGGGTGCATCCGCATGGTTTTGCCGCGTCGGTATAGGATACCACCGCGAAAGATTCCGTCACAGGTTACAATGTATTCTGCCATCAGAAAAGGATGGGGCGACCGGAGCCGCCCCTACCAATTACGCCGTGATTGTGTTGTCGAAAATGCCGCCGCTGGCCTTTTCGTTCTTACAGATCAGGGTCAGTTCAGTAACGACCTGACGCTTCTCGTTGTCACCAGTCTTCGCAAGTTCGGTGTTGCGGGTTGGGCGCAGAATGCCCACAGCCCACATGTCGTCCTGCATGATGAACACATCGCGGCTGCGGTTCTCGCGGGTGGGCTTGAACTCTACAGTACCCCAAGGGGTTACATAGACGGCCATGTGCTTGATGACCTTCTCCGCTTCCGCAGTGATGTTGGAACGCTGGTTGTTGTTACCAGTGAAGCCCAGAGCGATGTTCATCTGGAAAGCAGACAGGTAAACCGAATCAGGCTTGCCGCCAGAATTCCAGATGGACTGCATGACGGAGTCAAACTTGGTCTGCGAGAAAGCAGTCAAAGCTGTGGTTTCGTCGGTGCGTGCATCTGTGCCGTCGCCAGTCGGATCAGCGCCTTCGTTTGCGCCGAACACGGTGTTTGTCGTCAGCCAAGCGGGTGCGCCTGCAAGACGACGTGCAGCTGTGGACGAACCTACCGCGCGCGCCTGATTGGCGAACAGGGCCTTTTCGATGTCCAGCTTCTGTTCCTTGGCGATCTTCAGAACCTGATAGGCCATTTCACGGGCGCGACCAGCTTTGTTCAAGCCTTGGTCAGTGCCGGGAATGACCACAGAATTTTTGAAAATCTGCGAGTAATTGCCCAGACGGGCTGTCACGGCGCGGGCTTCAGCAACGGTGTCGTCGCCTTCAATGTGCGCATTGTCAGCCGAGTCGCGCAGGCCATCAGTCTGCCACTCGTGCAGGGTGTTGGTAGCGCGCAGCTTTGCAGCCGCTGTGTAGAACGGAGTTTCTTCGGGATCTACGTTGTAGATGACGTCCTGAAGATCTTCGCGAATGCCCTTGACGTCATAGCTGTCAAGTGTGTTGGTTGGTTGTGCCATTTTGAGCCTCCATATAGCTGCTGGCGTAAATTACCTAAGCAACAAGTCCACAAAAGCCTCAGGCTTTCCAGAACGTGTTGCTGCCTCAAGTTTTTTCCGACGAACGATCTTTTGCGGTTCTGGCCTACGGGCTTTGGGCTTCACATTTTTCGAGGGCAAGGGCTGCTTTTTAGCCTGTGCTTTACCCGATTGAAGCTGCTGCCACTTGTAGGCGTCGTGCAAAACTTTCACCATCCGAGCATCCTTGATGCCGGACAATTCATCAGCCGAAAACCCATATGCCTCGCTGCCGACTTGGACCAAAGCAGAACGCATCTGCTGGGCCTTTTCAGTGTCGGCAAACTCAGGGATCATTTGAACAAGGCGCTGGGCCTGTTCTTGCAGCATCATTTGAGTGGCTTGCTCCTCCAACTGACGTTGGCGTTGAGACTGTTCATTCAATTGAGATTGCTGCTGTTGATACTGAGCCATTTGCTTTTCGTATTTGGCATTTTCTTGCATATAGCCAATGGGGTCTCTGTCTAGCAAAGCCTCATCTGGCTTCTGCGGGGCTTCCATTAGTCCTTGCTGCTGCATCTGTTGCACCGTCGCAAAGAACTGCTGTCGCTCGCCTTGAAGGGTGTTGAACATCGCTTCGGCTTGTTTCCGCACCTCGGCTGCTTGTTGCATTCCCTTCTGGATATACTTCTGGCCAGAATAATCCCGCTTTAGCTCGTCAAGAGTAACCTCAACTTCTTCGCCGTCAACTTTGACTTTGATTGTTTTTGGCTTCTCGGCGGCGTCGGTTTCTTCGCCCTCGTTATCCTCGTCATCAGCTTCTGCCTCGTCGTCGGCGTCAGCTTCTTCGTCGGTTTCATCCTCATAGGACTCCACCTCGTCGGATGCGTATTCGGCTTCGGTTTCCACCTCGGCTTCTGGTGCATCCTGCTCAAGCGCCTCTACGGCGGTATCTTGAGTTTCTGTTTGCGCAGGTGCCAAAAGGCTATCTACGGCATTATCAATATCAGTCGTTGACACGGTCCCGATCCTTTTTGTCTTCAATGGCCTCTGCGTCCAATCTGGATTGCAGGGCGTCAAAGATAGTTTGAACGGCCCGCACATGATCGTGCGCGCTCGTAATGCGATCTATATCACAACTCGCATCCAAAAACACCCCAACAGCGTCAGAGCGTATGTCTTCCATCAAGCCTTGGAATGCGCTGCTATTGAGCAACTCGCGCGCTTCCAGTGCCTTTTGTTTAGTAACTGCCATTAGATCCCCTGCATGTTAAATGGGCGTGGCTGCGCTTGCTCCGCGCGAACACGGGCCACGTCAACACTGGTTCCATATTGGCCAAGGATTTTTGCAGCGTCCACAAGCAATTTCTGAGACATCTCATCGCGTTGCAGATCGTCATTGTTTGCCATTTCAAGCAGCTTGCGCTGGTGTTCCATTGCGGCTTTTTGCATGTCAACCTGAGCGCGCGTCTGCGCTTTCATTGCCTCAGTCTGCATGTAAGCCATGTTTGGATCGCCCTGCGGCTGGCCCTGCGTTGCCTGTTGGGCTTGCTGCGCCTGCATCATCATCATCTGTTCGATCTCTGGGTTCATCTGGCTGTAATAGCGGTCGGCATTGTGAACGCCAGCCATGCCAAGAATGTCCGCCAGTGTGTTGCGCATCCCAGTCATTGTCACCAAGCCGTTGCTGGGGCCGTAAGCCTGCCAGATTTGCATCTGCGTCTGCATAGTCATTTGCAGGGCGGCAATGCGATCTTCGCGCTGGTTGTTGCCCAGACCGACGTTGGTAATGACATCCAGATCACTCGTCCATGAGCGCGGGTCAACGGGAATGAAGTTTCCGTCGATGCGGATCATTTCGTCAGGGTTGGGATGCTGCTTGGCGATCTGGGCGATCAGCTTAAACATCTGCTTCATGCCGCCTTCGGCAAGGTTGCGCGCAATCAACTCAGAGACTGCCGTAGCGGCCTGCACAGCGGCGTTGACGCCCGTTGCCGTCTGCGATTGCAGGACATTAGCATCCATGCCCATTGCAGCCCCTGTGACGCCTGTCTTGGCCCGCACAGCTTCGTCAAAGAATTGCAGTGCGGGCAACACGGCTGTTGATCCGGTCCCAATGGCGAATTCTCGCAAAGCGTTGATGTCCTTAACTCGAACAATGCCGCCGATTTCGTTATTCAGCAGATCATCCATGTTGACCATGTTGGTCACAGCGGCAACTCGCGGGTTGTTCTGCATCGCAATGCCGTCAAGCATCCCGCGAAGCATTGACGTCGCTGCGTCCTGATCGTCAGTGATGATTTCGGCCAGCGACCGACCGAAGAACGTGTGCGGCTCTGGGTCAACTTCAAACACAGCGAACGGGATGTAATCGCACAATTCGTAATCAAGCATTTCGTATGTCGTGCCGCCGCAGATGAATTTATACATCTTGGGAATGCCGGTGCCTTCAATGTCCATCCGCATGTAGGCTTCGGTGAACAGGATCTTTGCCATCGAAGGATCGTTGGGGCTTTCGTTGTCGTCGTTGTCGTCCCAACCGCGCCGAGCCAGTTCTTCTTCGTCATCAACCGTGCTGTCGCCATCGCCAGCCAAGCGATAGACCGTCTCAAAGTCATAGCCCATGTTGACCAGATCACCGACACGGGCGTCAGAAGCGTGACCGCAGACATAGCAATCATCAAGACTTTCGGCCATCCGATCTACAAAGAAGTCCTCTGGCGCAATCGTGTCGATCTTGATCTGGCCCCGCGTGTTTTCACGGGACACCTTGATATTGTAATATGAAACTTCCGGCTGGATCAACATTCCCATTGGGTCCATCTGGGCTTCAACCTCGATGGTTTGCTCAGACTCAATGATGTCAACTTCGGGATCGCTTTCAATCAATGCAAGCTGATCCGGCGTCAAGTTACTGTATTCGTCAATCTCAAGGTCAATCGTTTCGTCGTAATAGACCTTGGCAACGCCTGTCTTTTTAATCAGGGCGTCGTGGAATACATCCTGCAACACGCCAAAGCCATTGTTCCGCTGAAACACATACTGCGCATATTTGGTGGCCTGATCGGCACCCTGCACTGCATTCGGTGTTTTCGGGATAAATTCAACCGGCTTATCAGACTGCAAGAAAACCCGCATCAGCGCAGGCTTGATCGCCCGGATCGTGTCACGCACCTTGGTTGCCACGACACGGGACCGACCGTCCTCAAACTCAATCTTGGTCTTACCGTCAAAGTAAAGCTGCGCATTGATGCGGTCTGGCGAGATTTCCGTTTCCACAAAGTCCACGGCTTCCCGGATCGCGTTATAGACGGTGCTTTGGATTTCGTCTTCTGTCATGCGCTTGGGTTTCATGTCGTGTCCTTTATTGCGGGCTATATTCAGACTCTACAGCACGGGTCGCCGCCGGTGTAGATGCTGTGAAAAGCGTTGAAGCCAAAAGCCGTGAAAGCTGCTCCGTTTGCGCGTCGGTCAATTGCTGGCCCTTCATTGCGGCATCCAAAACCCGCAGTGCGATAACCGCATCCGGTCCTTGTTTTTCAGTCAACGCTCGCGCGATGTCCTGATAAATCTGCTGGCGACGCTGGACCGAGTATTCCCCAGTCATACCTGTGACCGCTTGCACAAGGGATTTTGCAGTATTGATCGGTTCACCCTGCGCAGCTTGGCCAATGATTCCCGGCTCGGTCATGGTCCTGATGTCAGCATCTGTTGCCTGCCGGATTTGGGTGCGCGAATTGACGGAAGTTGCCGCGCGAGTTTCCGCTGCGACCATCGCTTGATCAAGCATACCCAGCATTTCGTCTGCATCTGGTCCCAACAGCCTGCGGATCTTTTCGCGGGCATTGTCGCTGCCAGCTTCACGCAGCAAGGCAATCGCCTGCCGAGCGTCAATGTTTGGATCGCTTGGAATGCGGCGGACCTCACCGACAAGCTGTTCGATGCGCGTGCGCAGCCCGACCTTGGCCGCATCAATCTGTGCCTGTGACGGGTTAGGCCCAAGTTCCAAGCGGACGTCCTCAACGCGTGTTCCGGGGCTTGTCAGGCGCTCACCCAATGCAAACGCATCACGCTCCGCAATCGTGTCACCCCCGACCCTGACAGCCTGCGCATACGTTCCATCAGGCCCACCTGTTGCGTCAATGATTGCATCGCGCAGATCATTGGCCTGACGCTGGTATCGCAAACTCTGCGGCGTATCAACTGGCACAAAGCCTTCGGTATTTTTAGCGCCACGAGCCAAAGCGCCCAAAGCCCTTTTTAATTCGTCAAGCTGCCTGACATTAGGCATTTCAACAAATTGCAACGAACCATCGTCTGCAATCCGCGCCATGATCTGCATGTTGGTCATGCCACGGTCACGCATTTCTGCGTTTGCCTGCTGGATGGCTTGGTTTAAAATATCAGGCTCAATCCGCTGCGTGATAATTGTTTCAATCTGGCGACCAGAAGCATCAGCGTAATCAATTGGCGTTGAATAGGCTGCGTCATAGCTTGCTGTTCGCTCAGGGGCCGACCGGCGCATAATGTCAGAAACGGCGCTTACTGGACCCTCTGCTGGCTGGCCAAGCAAGCCCGTCATGCCTGTTTCAAGGCCTTCATTGACACGCACCATGCGCTCATCAAGCGGCGTCCTGACGGCCTGTGCGCCTGCTGGGCCAGATGCACCCGTTGCGTCCAACAGCGCCTGTGCAGCCACCCCGGCATCTCCAACCATGCCATCGGCACCAGCTTGCTCTACCCGCGCAATGGCATCATTGATGTCGCCGCCCGATTGGAACGTGTTTTTAATAACGCGGGCTGCATTTGCGGAAATACCAAAGGCGGCGGCGATCTGGGCAACGTCACTGCGGCGAACCATGCCCATGACGTTTCCAGCCGCCTCGGCCACATACGGCGTTGCAGCACCCAACACCCCACCGGTTGCGGCACCAAAGCCAGCGCCGCTCGCAGCCCCAGCCACACGGCTTTCTTGGTCAGTGCCTTCGCCAGCGCCATAAAGCCCGCCCTCGACGGCCCCCAAAGATCCACCAGCCAATAGGCCCCGTAACGCCTGCGCGCCTCTCGTGCCAGCGCCTAGAACGCCAGCAAGTGCGGCTGGGATTGCAGCGGGCAACGCCAAAGCAGCCAAAGCGGATGCCCCAACGCCGCCTGCAAGGTTCAAGCCAAGCGTTTCGCCGGGCCGTTCACGCTCCATTGCGCCAGCCAAAGCCCGCGTTCCAGCCTGTGCGTTTGGACCACGCAATGCCCCAACAGCTTCATCAGCCATTGATCCAACGCCGGGAATGCCGCGTGCGACTTGGGTAGCCCGTGCTGCGCCAAGGTTTTCCTGAATTAACGACCGATCAATGGATGACCGCGAAATGTCGCCAGCACTGGTGCCTGCCATTGCGCGCTGAACGGCTTCTGGGTCCATAGAACTAAAGCCCGGCGAAACAACGTATCGCTGACCGTTTGGTCGTTCGAACACACGGGTTGTGCCATTCCGAGAAATCACGCGCGGCATTGTCGCCAGATCAGCTTGTGCAGCCTTTTGGGCGGCTTCCTCTGGCGTGGTCGCGCGGACCTCAAAGTCCACTCCGTCACGCGATACGGGATAAATCTTTTCAACCATCAGAAAGGCTCCCCGACCGTGACGCCATTGATTGTTGATGTAGCAGTCGTTGATGCGCCCCCACCGGCACGTTCAACTGCCCGTTGGTAAATTTGCTGCAAGTCACGCAAGCCTTCTCTGAAGGCTTCTGCACTTTGCGCCCGATTAAGCCTTGCGATAGCATTGGTGGCTGCTTGCCCTTCTCTTTCCGTAATAGCGCCGCCACCCTTGAGGCTTTCAAACGCCTGCAAGAACGCCTGCCCTTGCAGCTGCTCAATTCGGGTCACAAGGTCAGTGCCAGATTGCGTCATTGCAGGCATCCGGCCTTGGATCATGCCAGTAACGCCTTCAAGGCTGTCACTTTCCAAAACGCTGTTAATTAATTGCAAGCTGTCCATTGCCGTTGCAACTTGAGTTTGCTTGTCAACGTCTGCCACCTGCGCCTCCGCAGCCACCGGCCCGCCTCGGATCGGCTTGTAGCTATACTCACCAGTTTGCGGGTCTTGGATCGCTTGATAGCCAGGCGGGATTGTTCCGATGGTTGGCGCACCTTCGCCGCCCACATTAACTGTTGTGCCACCGCCGCCAACCTTGTTTGCCGTGCCGTCTGCCTTGAGATTGTAAAGCCCGTCCTCAATCTGTGTGCCGGGGAACATTTCACGCATCTGTGCCGCGCTCAGGATCTGGCCACGGTCAGGCGCAGGTTCCTGCGAGTCTTGATATGCCTTCAATGCGGCCACGGCTCCGATTGCGCCAACAAGCTGGGCAAAGCGTTCCCCATTAGGCTGGCTGCGCAACCATTCAACCGTGCGGTTTTTCGTTTCGCCTTCCTGCCGCGATTGCGCACGCCCTGCGATCCGATCCGCCGACATCTGCATCAAGGCTTGGTTGGGGTTCATCGTCAAACCGCCCAAGCCAATGACCACGCGATCAAGAAAGTCTGGGTTGGAAAGCAGGCCGCGAAAGCCGCCGGGCTGTTGCTGTTGTTCCATTTGCGTTGCTCCTGTCGGTGCGTCAAAGCCAAGGGCTTGTCGTGTATCTCTTGCGACTGATTGTTCTGGCGTGATGCCTGTGTATCGGGCAAC